CTGTTTGATATGCAGAATCTCCTATACTTATTATGTTTCCTGGTGGCTCTGATAATGTAATAACACATGTTGTAGTCCCTGGATTTGTTACCGCAATACTTGGACTTAATCCATTTGCTGACCTTAAGCTAAAATTAACAGTAGAAGCATTATCTCTAATAAAAGCAAACCAATCCCCTTCTTTTTGAACAAAATATGAACTGCTTATGTCACCACCCGTTTGATGTAAGTCGGTAGTAACTACTGCGCCCCACGCAGAGTCTGATTCTAAGCTTAGAGTTTTCCACAGTTTAGCTTCTAAAGGTTTCACATTAAACACACTAGTTATAGTAGAATTAAACTGATCGTCATAGTAATTGTTTCTGGTTTCGTTTACATTATGTCTCCACAACTTTCCGCGATAAAAAGAATAAAAATAATTATTCATTCCTATCATTTTTTCTGGAATGAAAGAATAAAAAGAAGGCCATCCTTTACTGTCTTCGCTATATGATAATGTTATTGCCATGGTTTAAGGTGTTATACAACTAGATCCTGAACATTGTTTTATGTCCGCTACATAGTTTCCTGCTGTTATTTGAAATTGCTTATATGTTCCTGTGGCTGTGTTTGTGCTTGTAGCTGCGTATGCATACCATCCGTTAGCTAAAGTTGCTCCTAATATAGTGTCACCTAAAGCTAAAGTAAAAAAGGTAGCGTTAGCTAATGAACTTTTAGATAAGGGAATAGTTCTGTTTGTGCCATCGCAAAAATCAGCGCAATTAGATTGTATGCCTGAAATAAAGAATACATTACAATTACAAGCAGTACTTCCTCCTAAAGTTCCACCACTTTGCTGCCTGACTGTTGTTCCAAAAGTATACCAACCATCGGGAGCCAATGTTGTTAAAAAAGAATCTGTATAAACAGCTGTTGCTGCAGCAAATGTAGCTGCATTTATATAGTATGTACTGTCTGTTGCCATTATTATATTCTTAACATATTAATATTTCTGTTACCATTCCTCCTGAATTTACATTTAATACTTTAGTTCCAGAGAATTTATAATAACCTTCGCTTAAAAGTATTGTTCCTGCTTCATTTGTATACATAAAGTTATTTACCTCAGGAGTACTTGCGCTTCCATTAAAATAATAACTATTTCCAATTGATGCCCCCGCGCAAGCATTTGATCTTGTAGGATACGCTGGTCCTGCCAATATAAGGCTGTATGTACATCCTTCACAACAAACTTCTTGTTCGCTTGTAGAGCTATAACATAATCCTATTGGTGAGCCACATGACGCACAAGGCTGACTAGATAATAAAAATCCTCCTACTTGCTCTCTTGAAACACCATCTATTTGATAGAACTGGTCAGCTGCTTTAGTAGTAAGATTTGAATCAGAATATACAACAGTTGCTAAAGCAAACGTATCACCATCTAGATAATAAGTTGCAGAAGGTCCAGTGCAACAAGCCACTTGAGTTGTTGCTCCATATCTTAAAGAAACACTAGTTGACGTTGTATAGTCATATATTAAATATAAATATTGAGACGATGAATTGGTATATGTAAAACTAGTTGTGTAGTATCCCGTACTTGGGTTAGTTATTGGAGTTGCCGTAACCACAGCAGCATCACTTAATAATGCGGGTATTTGTGCTGAGGTATATAATGTATTGGAAACTAAATATTTAAAACTATCCGTAGCAGAATCAAAAACTAAAGTATCAAAATCTATTTTATTAGACGCTACGTTTACGGTAGCTCCACTAGGTGGAAACAACCCTATTGAAGAAGCTCCTGTATTTGTTATGTAACTTGATAATTGTAAAGATCCAAACTGAACTAATTCACTTGACACTGGGCTAGTAGTGCTTCCGTCAGTCCAATAATATTCATTGTGTATAAACTTATTTTCATCCGGTGGATTACCTATAGTAACTTGAACCACTGTCAATGATGTGGTTACTGGACAATCAACTTTCCCTGCAAAAGTTATTGTTCCCGAAGGAACTATTGATAAAGTAGCTGTAGTTGGTGTTGATGCAGTTTTCACTATAGATACCGAACCTATCCCTGATGCTGTTGTAGTTCCTGTTGTTGCTCCCCACGAATAATTTAACACAGCTGTTCCTGTTACGTTATAAAATATAGTAAAACTTCCTTGAGCTGCTCCTAATTCAATCTCATAAACTGTAGTAGTTGAAAAATTGCTTAGTCCAAATGATATACCACAATCTATAAAAATAGCTGCAGATGAATCTGGTGTCCCAGGAACAATAATATCATTAGATGAAATCACATACTCATTCATGTAAGGATCGTATCCTCCTAATTTTTGAGTTGAAAATTTAGTATTAAATAAATCCCTAAAATAAGACCTCATTCCGGATTCTGAAACAACTGATAATTTGTCACTAGACAATATATTTGCACCTGATAATTGTATGATTGCTCCTCTTTTTGCGTCAGCAAAATACCTATCTTCTCCGTAGGACACAAAACTTTCCGGATTGTGACTTATTCCAAAATCTTCTAATCTAGCTATTTGAGTTCCCAGTATGGCTTTTGAAGCTACAACAGCTCCATCTCCAGCACCAGAGTCGGATAATAAATTTTTATTTACTAAGACGTAAGATATTTTATCTTCTTGAAGAACAAGTAAATTTGTTTCTCTAGAATGTAATATTTGAATTTCTCCAAAAGATTTTTCTAAATCTTTAAAATTAGCTACTGATAGATTAAATTCATTAAGCCTGTTAATGTTTGTTTCTTCATTAAACACACCACTGTATGTTAATCCTGCAAATCTATTTGCCTCTTTAAAATCTTCTTCTGATACAGCAGTTACTCTTTGTCCTAAATTAAATGAATATCCATCTATTCTATCTTCTACTTTATAGCTCTCTACACCATTTCCAAAAGAAAAACAATCAAAGACGTCTAAGTTTACTATAGCGGGAAGTGTTGGGGTTTGATTTTGATCTCCTGCAGTTGTTCCTGACTGGTGTTTTTGTGCTGCGCTTATATTAAATACTTGATCGTTTTCAAAGTAAATATCGTTATCTATATCTACCGGTACTGTTTCAAATATAATAGGAGCATTTGCAAATGCAATTGTTATTCTTCCGTTTACTGAAGATCTTTCTCCGCCAGAGCCTTCTGTGCCGCCTATTACACAAAGACCTAAACTTTGAGTTACTCCCCCAGCTCCAGTGTCAAATTGCCACTGATTTTCTCCTGCCCTAGCCGTAGGGCAGCTTGTTACAATCGCAGGGTTAAAAACATTGGTATTAGCAGCTTCACTGCCTGTAGATATTCCTTCTTGAAAAGTTATATTTTCACCTATAACAAATTCGGACATGTTGGTGTAATCTTGACTTGCAGCAACTGTTCTTTTATAAATATATTTAACAGAACCTGTTCCTGAACCTTGTGCGTTTCTATTAAGAGTGATGTCAAAAGTAACTCTACTGCCCTCTGGTACTGCTACCGTAGCGCTAACCGCCGCACCTGGAGGAGTATCGTTACATGGTATTTTTATTCCTGGGAATCCTCCTCTTCTTCTAGACGAGTCTGATACCTTAGTTGAATCAAAATTATTTACTTGACCATCCCCTAGTGTTACAGCAAAATTATTAGGAATTATTTTCATATATAATCCTGCTAATTCAGATACATAAGGAGTTGTGCCAGCGTTAGCTGTAGTTGTAATAAAATTAACTGCTTTTGCTTCTATTTCTAAAATAGTCGCAGTCACGTAAGTACCTAAAGCTCCGTTTACATCTGTCTTAACAACTAACTCATCGCCAACTGTGGCTTTAGTTTGATTTTGACCTTCTAACTTAAAGAAAACTGCATTGTCTATTGTGTCTCTATAAAATATATTACTATACAAAGTTTCATAAGTTGCTTCAGATCTTTTAGAAACAAATTTATATCTAGTCGCCCAAGTTGGTGCTATCATTGTAGTGGGGATAGTAACTCGGATTGAGTTTGCTTTTATGGAATTAGCAGCTGGAACAAATACAGTGTTTGTGGGCGACACTAAAGCTGTTGAGCTTCTTAAATATTCGTCCATATACACTATCCCTATCTCGTAATTCCTATTACTATGCAGGCTTTTATTGTTTCCTTGGTTTGTGTAATTAGCAGCTATTGTGCTTAATCCAAAATAAACATATAATTTAGTTGCATTATTTGTTGTTTCCTTGTATTGCATTGCTGGCAATTGCAATTTTATAATATTGCTTCCGGTTGAAGATACTATAAGAATACCTTGGTCTGTTCCTGTAATACCGCTTTCTTCTTTTTGCCAAGCATAACCGCCTGACCCCGTGTCCGTGGGAGAAGCTGTAACAGTGCAATTAAATTGATCTGTAAGTGTAGACCCCAGCTCACAATTAACAACTTGCTGTATGTATTGAAGTTCCGAACCTATTCTTTGTTTAAAAAAAGTAGATACAGATAAATCATATACGGTTGCATAATCTTGATCTAAAGTAAATTCAAATTCTAAAGTAGTAGATGGTTGTAATGTAGATATATCTGAATCTGCGGGACCGTCATCTTCAGTTGCAGAATAAACAAATGTAAATGATAAAAATCCTCCAGATTTTAAGCCAACTGCTTGCGCATCTGTTAAATCCATTGTAAATGATGAATTTGCAATTGATCTAGCTTGCGAAGGGTTAATTGTATACTGTATACCTCCAGTTAATGTTGACGGTAATTCAAAGTTTAAAATATCTTTTTTTATTAATTCTGTAGAAAAATCTAATTGATTAATTAAATTATAACCATCTACATAATTTCCATATATTAATCTGTTACCAATTATTGATTGAGCTTTAGCTGTTCTTGGAACATTATCATATAGTCTAGATAATTCTGTTGAGCCTAAAACTGTGTAAATTTTACTATTTTGAAACTGCTGAGAGACAGATTGATTGTCTCCCCAGCCTTGTTCGTTTTTTTTAAATTTCTCTATAACGTTTACTACGGTGCTGTCCGCAAATTTAAAACATAAATCTATTCCTTTTACTTCTATGTTTCCTGTATTAAAATAAACTTCTACTGTATTGTAAATATTTTTCATACCCTCATTGGTATAATCATCTACATTTAAACTAAAAGCTCCAGGCACAAAGGCTATATCTGTAAATTGAGATAAAGCACTGTATTCGTCATCTTGATACTGATATCTGTAAGCAAAACTAACCATTCTAGTCTCAAGGTAATTTTCTTCTGTTCCTGAATTTAAAAGAGTATAAGTTGGTGGGGCTGTAGGCGGCTTTACAATTACGTTTAATTGTTCGTTAGTCACTACATCTACATCCGATACTGGGTTTGCATAATTCCTTGTAACATTTATTTTTCTAGGAGGGTTAATATCATCTGTAAACAGAAGCATATCCCCTATTTTATTTACTCCCGATATTAAATAAGATGGGTTAAAATTTAATACACTAGTAGATATTACATGGTATTTTAAAGAATTGTTGTTTATATCAAAAGATACAATCATGTCTACTTTTCCAGTTACAGTAGATTGAGGGTTTGCTGAATCATGAACAAACCAATAAATAGTTTCATTAGCACCATCTTCATAAGCTCCAATGCATTTTGCAAATGGGGATAAATCGACATCTTTAAATTGCAGACCTGTTAATAAAGTATTTCCTTTTGAATTTTCAACCGAACCTATTTCTGTTGTTTCTGTAGACCCTAGGCGAACATTTAGCGCGTCAACGTATTCCCCTGGAGGTAAAAGTCTTTCATCGACAGACTTATTCATTCTGCCTTTAATAAAATTACTGTATGTTATCATTTAAGCCACTTGTCTTGGCCTCTAAGATTCATTAAAAGTCTACCTGGGTGTATGTCACTCAAACGGATCTTTGCATTTCTTAAAAGCGCTGATTTATCTTTCCTTGCTCTATTAACTATATACTCTTGAATACCAAATTTAGAATTTAAAATTACAAATTTAATGTAAGCATATATGTATTCTTCAAACATTTTGTTTACAGTAACTGATGAATCGTTACCGTTTTCCATTCCGTCAGATACATATTCTACAATACATAATTGATTTGCCATTCCAGAACTAAAGTTTATAACTCCCGCTTTTTTGTCTATTTTATATGTTGGATTTGAATTTGCTGTTTCTGTGTTTAACCCAAATCTAGCGCCAACTCCATAATCAAAATACCAACAGCCATCTACATTCCATCCAAATCTTCCATCATAAGGACTAGCCGGGTTTAAATATATAGATTTTTTTGTTCCAGCCATTCTTTCTGCATCTAATTGCGAAAACTCTGCCTGCAATACATTACCATCTTGATCAAATAAAACCTTACAATCATTATCTTGAAGGTAACTTGATGCCCAATTAGTTTGTATGTTTTCTGTTAAAGGATATAGTATACCATCTTTATATAAAGATATTCTTACGTAGTTTACGTAATCAGGTGGTAACACAAACCTTAAGCTACTACAAACGTCTAATTCTAATATTTTAATTTCTTTAAAAGCATCATAGTTTAATTCTTGAATAGCTCTTTTAGCGTGAAATAAAGCTTGATATCTTTCTACGTTGTTTAATAATTCATTATTACCAACATACATTAACATAAAATTATTTACAATATCTTCCAAGGAAACGTACTGGTAACTTCCCCAATTAGCATTTTCAGGCGCTGTTCCTGAGTTTTCATAATATTGATATCCTGTTAAGTATGCCATAATTAGTTTTCTTGTTGATTTTCTTCTGCCTCTTGAGATGATCCAAATTTAGATATTGCAGTTTCTCTTATAGATATTCCTGCGTATTCTAAAATTTTATTTACTATCATAGGCTCGTCAGAATCTGGTAATTCAAAATCTTGGAAATCTGCAGCTCCTGCATTAAATAAAGGTTCTCCACCGACTAATTCTACGTAAGTCCATTTTGGTGGTCTTGGATACCTAACGTATTGTGTTTTAACATCTGCAGCTCCATTAATAGTGCTAGGATAAACAGTTATTGTATTTCCAGCTAATAAAGATGTAGCTCCGCCTAAAACATAAGCAGGATAGCTAGTGTTTGGTGCTGTTAAATTTGAGTTAGTTAATCTAAATATTTTGTTTTGAGTTACCCTTTCCACTTCTCTAATATTAGTATTAGAGTATATAGAGTAATTTTGTGCCGTAGTCATTAAATCAGAGCTTAAACTTAATTGAGTTGCGCTGTCTATTGCTGTTACATAAGCCTGCGTTGTGCTTGTGGTATTAACCACTAAACTTCCAACTGTCACTGTGGCCGCAAAATTTTGTGTTGAATCTATTAGTTTAAACGCAGTAGTTGCTCCGTCAGTAGCGCCTGTGCTTAATAAGTTTGAATAATAAAACACTTTATCTATAAGATAATAATCTGCTGGTAAGTTATATGTATTAGCTACTCCTACTTGTGTCAAGAATGATTCTACAGAAAAACTATCAATAACTTCAACTAACCCTTTTGTTATGTCTGCATATCCTGAGCCTGACAGTCTTTTATTTTCTTTTACTATTTGACTATTATATAAATAAAAATAATCTTCAAATAAATCCATTTGCGCTTGTGTTGCAAATAGATTAAAATCAGACGGAGATATGTAGCCGTAGTTGTTTTTGTTTATTATAGATAAAACTGAGTTTCTAACAGAGTTAATCATTACATGTTGTTTTACACAAAGATAAGCAAAAAAAAAGCACCCTATTTTTTTTAGGATGCTTTATCTTGGTTTACTTTAAATCCTGATTACGGAAGTATTGTAACCGCTATACTAGTTACCACTACTGGACTAGGAAGCTGTACTTTTATCACTGCATCTTGCCAGCGCGTTTCAGCGGCTGATTTTAATGCTGTTTGAATAGCCATTGCAAATCCAGATGTTAAATCTGTACCTACCACCGCTAAGTGATGACTTCCACTGCCTAATTCAATTTTAGCAGCTGTAGCAGATGCTACTTGCGTTAATAATACCTGATCTACGCTAATGTAAACGTAACCGTCTGCTGTTGTGTTTAATGAAATATACTTTGCCATATGTTAAAAAATTATATGTTATTTAAGGATTATTCCTTAATACAAAAATACGTTATTTTTTCATCTTGTTTTCAAGCAGTTTTAAAGACTCAATACCCTCGTCTGACTGAAGATAAGAAGCTATAATAAAGTTTGGATTTTCACCATAAGGAATGGTTAGCATCTTAGTTTTATTTTGCTTTAAGTTAAAATAAACGTCTTTGTTTTTATTTCTTAAAGATAATAAGCTAGCGCTAAAAAATCTAACTACTTTATCTTGAAGTTCTAGCATAGGGTCGTTAACTAAATTTATAAAATCTTTAGGTTCACGTTTTGCATAAACTAATACATCTCTTTTTAATTCTGGAGTCGTCATTTTTTCTGCTTTTACGCCGTATAAAACTCTAGCTATACTCTCTAATTTGCCTAAACTTAAATCTCTAGCTAATAATTGTGCATCAAGTTCGAAAGTCATTATGTCAAATTCTTGTGAAGCATCTCTTTCGTTATCTACTTCATCATAAATTTCTCCATTTCCTGGATGATAATTTAAAAATTCTTGTAGAACTGGATTATTTTTAGGGACTCTTAAAAATCCTTCTTCAAATAATATAGGTTCAATGATAGCATTACCATCTTGTTCATCCTCAAAAGGACTCTTTTGGTTTCTTGCATATCTTAAAGGTTTGTTTACTTCGCCATCAAAATAAAGAAGAGGAGATCTTCTTGTGTTTCTAGATGATAGCATATATGTTAATGGAGCGGAAAGTCTTTTAAGTACGTATACTTTATCTTCCGATACTGTTTTTTTTTGATTTTTCATTTGATATGATTTAAATTTTATATAATAAAAAGGGGAGAAATTAATCCCCCCTAATTAAATTTACTTAACTACTATGCTTCTTGAAATAAGAAGAAGTTATTTGCACCTAATGTACAAAGCGCTCTTTCTGATAAGAAGTTAACTTGCATTACATCTGTTCCGATAGTTGCTGCACCTCCAGCACCACCTGTAATCCATGTTTTGTATCTTCTGTCTTCAGTTTCAGACGCTCTATATCTTACGTGTAAGAATGGTCTCTTAGCGTTTTTACCTAAGATTTGATCATATACAGTAGTTGAACCAGCCGGTACTAATACACCGTTGATTTTTCCACCTACAAGACCACCTCTCATGGTAACATCGTTAAGATATTTCCAATCCGTTTTATAGAAATCATAACCTCTTTTGAATCCTGAGAATCCAAGATTTAAAGCCATGTCTGCATCATTGTCAAATAGACCATAAGAAGTACCACCGTTCCCGTGAGAGTTTTGTGTTGCTAACATATCATCAATGTCAAAAGAGAATTCTCTATTTACAAATAATACATTTTCTTCTATTGAACCTTGCTTGTCAAGACGTTGAATAACCGCATCGAAATCCGCTAATGTAGTTGGGTTACCACCTCCATACACGTTTCCTCTTTGTCCTATTACGTAGAATAATCCTTCAGAACCTTTGTTTCCTGCTCCTGAAGCTACTCCTGCAGCAATTGCAGCAGCACCTGAATTAACTTCAGCTGGTACAGCTTCCACCATTGCAGTTTCTAAATAATCCTCAAATCTTAATCTTGTTTCATGCTCAGATTTTAAATACCATAGGTATCCTGTTGCTCCATTTTCAGTAGTAACTTCAATCCATCCGATTTGCGCCATATCAGAACCTGATACTTCGTATAAATCTTTAATGATAATTGGGCTATTACTAAATATAGCGTCATCAGCTTCTAAAGAATTTTGCATTGCTGCAGAACCTTTTTGAAATTCAGAACCATATATAAATACAGATACTACATCTGCAGCTGCAAAAGTTTGTCCTCCTGCTTCATAGTATGCTACATCAAATGTACTATTTCCATAATCTACTGCAGTTACAATTCCTTTATTAGATAAAGTTGATCCTGCTGCATTGTTAGATAACATTACTGTTTGTCCAACTCTTACTGCAATACCACCAGTTCCCGGATTCAACGCGTCAGCTACCGCGATAGTTGCCGTGTCTTGTGCAGGAGCTTGATTAGAGCTACAGTTTACGTATTTAGTGTGTAATCTTCCTTGTTCTGCCCATTTGATAAGGTCAGAGTTACAAGGCATTTCAGCGCCTACCATTCTTAAGAATGATGCTACTGTTCTATTGCCATATCTTTCAAATTCTTTTTCATATGTATCCGGAAGATACTGATTTAAGAAATCAAAAGTAGTCATATAGTTTGTTTGTGTTGCAACTCTTTCTGCACTCGGTTGAAGTGCAAAAGTTGGAGCTGCTGCTACTTGTCCAGCCATTTTTTTACTTTTTTTTGATTAGTTATTATTATTTGTTTTTACTTCTAATCTTTAAACCTCGACCTGTGTCTGTGTCTAAAGACCTTACTTTAAATCCTGATTTAGATATTGCTTGAGGTGCTTGCCTTAAATCCATATTTATATTTTTGGATTTTTTTGAAGCATTATCAATCGCATCTGCTTGACCTTGTTCATAAAAGAACTTAGCGTACTTATCTGGATTCATGGCCATTGAAAGCGCTTTGTGATACTGATCAGCATTCTTAATTAACCCTTTATCATCTATATAAGTTTTTATAAAATTATTTATAGATGACTGAGATTTTTTAAGATCTTCTGATGGTAAAGGAGAATAAGAAACTTGTTTATCATTAACGTTAAATTCAAAACCTTTGAACTTGTCATTAAAAACTTTTCCGGTTTCTTTAACAAACCATTCTTGTTTTCTTTTAGACTCTTCTTCGTAACTCTTACTGTCTTCAATGTATTCTCTGTAAGCTTTTAATTCTTCTTCTGACTGTTGAGATAAAGATTCCCTTGACTCAAGTGGAGCTTTATATTTCTCTTTAAGATCATTAAAGTATTTTTTAGCTTTAGATAATTCTCTTTTTTGAGCTAACTTTCTTCTTCGAACTTCCCTTTCATCATCTAGATCTTCGTCATAACCAAAATTATCTTCCATAAGATCCTTTATGTCATCCGAGTCTAATCCTTCTTCTGTTTGAGAATAGTAACTAGCTATTAAAGATTCAGGTGATTCAGAGTCGTAATCTTTGTTTAATCTAACAAAGTCTTCTACACCTCTACCTGTTTCTTTTTTATAATTAAGAAAAGAAAGAACGTCTTCTGGTAATTCAGGAGAACTTTCCTTTTTTTCTAATAATTCGTCTAGGGAAGTAATTTTTCTTCCGTAACGATTTCCAATATATTTAAGAACGTCATCATCACTCATGCTGGGAGCGGAAACTTCTTTTACTTTTTCCTCTACCTTCTCTTCTACTTTTTCCTCTATCTTTTGTTCTACCTTCTCTTCTACTTTTTCCTCTACCTTTTCTTCAACAAATTCTTTCACCTTTAATTCTGGAGTGTCTTTTGTTAATGCTTCCTGTTCCTCTTCATGTTTTGCAAGTAGTTGATTTTCTATTTCTTGAGTAGATTTTTCTTCCATTACCCCAAGGTCTCTTACTTTAATGTTATCCATTTGATTTGATTTTTACAAAGTTAGTAATTAATTAAATTATATTTTAAGTATTATCTAGGTTCAAATTCAGCTAAATCAAAGCCATCTAAACTATCTTCATTAGACTCAAAAGTAACTGGAGGTAAATTGTTTTTACGCTGCTGTATCAATTGTGATTGCTCTGTGTTAGCTTGACTTAACCTTTGGTCTTTAGCCTTTTCTCTTTGGTCTTCTCTTTGTTGAATTTGAGTGTCTGCAACTCCTTTTAACTTCATTTGCATTTCAAACTCAATTTGCATTAAGCCTTTCTTTAACTCAGCTTCTGTTTTTAATTTTTCAATTTCAAAAGCTATAACTGCCTGGGATTGCTTCATGTTTATTTGAGCCTCCATTTGTAGTTTTTGATTTTGTTGTTGAGCTTGCATTTGCTGAAGTTGCATTTTAGTCTGAGCATCCATTTGTTGCTTTTGCATAGCAGCTTGTTGATCCTGCTCTTGCTTTCTGACTCTTTTTACTTTTAATAATTGGTTTGCTAATTTTAGATTTCTTAGCTCACGAATATCTATAGCATCTTCTAAATTTATATCATTTTTAGATAAAGCCATTTGTATGTTTTGCTCTAGCTGTTGTTTTTCTTCTTCATCAGGAGCTACTTCTATAAATATTCCAAAGTCATATATATACAAGTCTTTAATTTCCTCTAAAATACCAACGTTGTATTTGCCTATCTGCATAGTAAATTCCTCTGCAAAATCTGCGTATTCTAATACATCGGCAATTCTTAAAGAAACACCCTCAGCCATTCTTTGCGTTATCGCTAAACTAGCTTCCAATATATGACGTGTGGCTGTGTTGCTGTTTAGTGCTGCTAATTTCTGAACTCCAACTAAAGCGTTAGGGTCCGGACTAGATCCGTCTCTTGCTTCATTTAATCCAGTTACTCCGCGCAACATTCCTAAATAATGATTGTAACTTGATATTAAACTTTGCATTTTAGCTTGCCCACTACTTGATGTTAATTGAGTAATTGGAACTCTAGCGTTATTAAACTCTCCGTCTTGAGTATAACTTCTACCAATAACACTACCTGTTTGAAAGTATAGTCTTAAAGCGTCTTGAGGATTATAAGCTGCGCCAGTTCCTAAGTCTACTTCATTTAAACCATCTGCGTCAATAAACACACCATCCGGAACTACCTTAGCAATTACTTGCTGTAGTTTTAAATGAGTAATTTGAATTAAATCTGCAAAACTAATCATACGTCTTACTAAAGACTCTATGTTTCCTTTATACATTCTAGGAGCGCACGCTACATAATTAGGCATTGCATGCTGAGATGCTGATTTAGGTCTAACCATATTCTCCATCATCTTCCATTGTAGTATAGTGCTAGTACCCATCACCATTACTCCCTCATACCAAACATCAATAGTTTTAGAAACTTTTTTAAATTTACCCTCTTCCATCATTTCTTCTGGAGGATTAAATTCTGAATCTTTTTCTATCATTCTATTACCACCACCTTCTAACTCTTTCTTTTTGTAATTAAAAGTGTTAGTGGTTTTGTAATTAAAATATAGTAAAGTGGCAGTATCTCTTGCGAA